GGCAAGAGCTGCCCGTACTGCTTGGCGCTGGACGGCAAGGTGATCGAAATCCAGGGCGCATTTCTGGAGCCCGGGGATTTCCAGCCAGTCGGAGCCGACCGGCCGCTAGCCGTCACGAGTGTCCGTCGCCACCCGCCCTATCATGACGGGTGTGACTGCGGCGTGGAGGTGAGTGCATGAGCCACAGATCGTTGCGCAACGCACGAAAGGCGGGCCGCGCGGTCCGGGATCTACCGCGGCGGGCCAAGCGCGCAGCGCGAAGGAGAAGATGATGCCCCTACCGAAACCGAAAGATGGTGAGACACAGGAACAGTGGATCGAGCGCTGCATGTCGAATGAGACGATGAAGAAAGAGTTCCCGGACAACGACCAGCGCATCGCGGTCTGCCATGAGAAGTGGCGTGACAAAGAGAAGGACAGCCACCTTGGGGCAGAACGACGGATCGTGCCCTTCGCGGGTGAGATGCGGGCGGTGGGCGGTGATGACGGGGCCATGATTATCGAGGGCTATCCGATCGTCTATGAGAAATACGCTCCGCTGTGGGGCTTCCGCGAGATCATCCGCCCGGGTGCGGCAACTGAAGCACTGAAGCGGTCCGATGAACTGGTGCTCTGGGATCACGAGAGCTCCCAGCCCATGGCCCGCCGGAGTGCCGGCACGCTGCAGGTGAGCGAGGACGAAAAGGGCGTCCTCATCCGCGCCGATGTGTCGAAGACCCGCTGGGGCCGGGACGGCTACGAGGCCATCGCCAACGGGGTCATCAGTCGGATGTCCTTCGCCTTCGACACGGAGAAGGACAACTGGTTTTGGGAGGAGATCGAGGGCGTGAAGATCGAGACGCGGGAGATCCTGAGTTTCGCCACGCTCTATGACTACTCGCCGGTTTCATACCCGGCGTACAAGGAGACGGTGGTCATGGCCCGGTGCAAGGACCTGGCGCTGCGACACCGGCCCGACCCGGGGGCGCCCGGGGAAGGCGGCAGGGCGCTGCTGGACGTGTTGCGGCTGGACAGGCAACGGCTGGAGCTGGGGCCCCGTCGAAATCTTGAGTGAGGAGGTCCACATGGAGGACCAGAGATTGAAAGCGCTTTTTGACAAGCGCGACGTGCTTGTCGGCCAGCGCAAGGCGCTGCTCGACAAGGCCATCAACGCCGAGCGCCTTCTGACGGAGGACGAAGAGGCGGAAAACAAGCGGCTGGCGGCTGAGATCGACAAGATGGACAACCTGATCGCCTACGCCCGGAGTCTGCCAGAGCAGCCGGCAGGTCGGCCCGCGGGCCCGGAGCCCCAGCCCAGCGTGCGGGAGATCCGCGACTTCGGCGAGCTGCTGTATCTGGTGCGCTTCGCACCGCACGACGAGCGGCTGCGGGCGCTGAACCCGGACCGGGAGCTGCGCGACATGTCCATGGGTGGAGGAGCCGCTGTGGGCGGGGCGCTGGTGCCCGAGCAGTTCGGGCCGATGCTGGAGCCGATTCAGCCCGAGGAGGCGGTATTCCGTCCGCGTGCGCTGGTCATCCCGTCCGGTTCTCCTCCGGACGCTCCGATCACCTTGCCTGCGCTCAACCAGGCCGGAGCCAACGGTGTCTTCGGCGGGGTGCAGGTGACCTGGATCGCCGAGGCGAACGAGAAGCCGCAGACCGAGCCGGAGCTGCGGGAGATCAAGCTGGAGCCCCAGGAGGTGGCCGCGCATGTGGTCGTCTCTGACAAGCTCCTGCGGAATGCCCCCGCGGCCGGCGCGCTGGTGTCCACGCTGCTGCGCGGCGCGATTCTGGCCGCTGAGGACCAGGCGTTCCTGAATGGCAACGGCGTTGGCCAGCCGCTGGGCGTTATCGGACACCCGGCGAGCATCAACGTCGCTCGGGCCGGTGCCGGTGCGATCGCCTACGGGGACGTGGTGAACATGTTCGCCGCGGCGCTGATGGGCGGGAGCCGGCAGATCTGGATCGGCTCGCAGACCATCCTGCCGCAGCTGATGAACATGGCCACCCCGCTGGGGCAGCTGGTGTGGCAGCCCTCGGCGCGGGAGGGCATGCCAATGTCCCTGCTGGGCATTCCGCTGGTGCTGAATGCCCGAAGCCCTGTGCTCGGCGCGCAGGGAGACCTCATCCTGGCGGACCTGAGCTACTACCTCATCAAGGACGGCTCGCCGTTGGCCATCGCGGCAAGCGAGCACCCGCGGTTCACCCGCAACCAGACGATCATCAAGGGCTTCTGGAACGTGGACGGGCAGCCGTGGCTCAACGGCGCGCTGCTGCTCGAGGACGGGGTGACGCAGGTGTCGCCCTTCGTGGTGCTGCAGTAAGAGCGGCACGAAGAACTGCCCGGGCGAGGGCAATGGCCCTCGCCCGATCGAACGAGGAGAGAAAGAAATGAGAAAGCTACTCTCGGGAGACGTGCTGAAGGTCGACCAGGCGATCGTGCCGCAGAACATTGCGGCCGCCGCCCAGGCGATCAGCGCGTATGTACCGCTGGGCCGGGAACGCAAGGCCCTGCTGGCCGTGGAGTTCATTTCCGCGGACCTCGACCGTGGCGACCAAGTGGAGATTGGCATCGTCGACGACAGTGCGGTCGCCCCTGCCGCCTCCGGAGACCTGGCCGCGCTCGTGGCGGCCGGCGATGCTGGCGTGAAGGCATACCAGCTCATTCAGCCGGCTACGCAGGCGACCATCGTCGCCATCGACCTGACGGCTGCCGCAGACGGAGCGTTGACGATCAACGGGGTGGTGTTCCCCTACGATGCCGCCCCCGTGCCGGGCACCGGTGAGTGGGACGGCGATGCCGCACTCGTCGCGGAGATCCTGGCTCTGCTTCCGCAGCTGAACGCGGTTGCCGAAGGGGCCAACGTCGTGCGCAGCGAGCCCGCCGTGCCCGGAGAGGCGACGGTCACACTCGTGAGCACGGTCACTGCGGTCATCGACGCAGACATCGTGACGCGCAACGTGCAGGCCTACCTCGAGGTTGATGCCTCGGAGCTGGTGCCTGGGGCCACGACCATCGCGGCGGTCATCGACAACAGCGGTGCCACCGGAACCATCACGGCCGCAGCCATGTGGCTGCGGAGCGACGCGCGCTACGTGCCGGTGCCGCAGCAGGTCGCCTAGCTGACTTGGGCGGGGGGAGGCGACTCTCCCCGCCTTCTCTGGGAGGGACACATGGAGACTGCAGAGTATACAGTCGCGGTTGCGTTCCGCGACATCGACGGCATCCTGAGACAACCGGGGTGGAGGGTTCGCGTCCCGCACTGGCGAGCGCTCGTGCTGCGGAAGATGGGGGTCATCGCGGGTCCGGTGTATCGACAGGTTCCCGGAGAGCCGTGGCAGGTGGTGCACGGCACCGCGCGCCGCCTCACGAGCCGTGAGGAGAACGTGGCTGGCCTGGAATCGGCGATCTTGCTTGCCAACGAGCTGCGCATTCTGCTCAACGAGCACTATGCGGATGCCGCCGATCACACCACGGCGCCGGACACCGACAACGTGATCACCAGCCCGCAGGCGGGATCGCTGCCGACCCTGCTCACCCTGGTAGCCGAAATGCTTGCCAGCTACGACGCCCACGATGCCGATGCGGAGCTTCTGGCCAACTGGGTCTATCACGCCAACACCGAGACCGGAGATCACAGCTTGGCTTCAGCTGCGGCGCCAGCGAACCTGCAGACGGCCATCACGCGATTGAACGACCTCAAGGCGAAGTACGACGCGCACGATGCGGACGCATCTTGCCATGGCGTCGGCTCGAACCATCAGACCACAGCCGCCGACGCCGACTACGGCGACGTGGTGCGCATCCCAATCAAGGGTGCGAAACCCAACGATCTGGTGGCCTGGGGCATCTTGGATGCGGGCACGGGCACGGTCGTGGGTGTGAGGGCCACGCCCGGATACGGCTACATCGACTTCGAGTTCGACGCAGACCCACAGAACGACTGCGTGATCAGCTACGTGGTGACGCGGAAGCTGCGATAGGAGGCAGAGGATGCACTACAAAGTCATGGTGTCTTTCCGGTGGAATGGCATGGTGCGGATGCCGGGACAGCTCTTGAGTCTCAGCCTACAGGAAGCAGCTCGCTTGGTACCGATGCGGCTGGTAGCCCGTGCAGAGCAGGCGGTCAGACCTCCGGCCGAAGGGCCCGCGTCGCCAGTTCTGGAGCAGGCCGTGAGCCCGCCCGCAGAGACGCGCAAGTCGCCGCGCAAAGGGCATAGCAAGAAGGTGCAGGATGTCGCTACTGAGAGTGACGCCGCCAGCGATTGAGCCGGTATCACTCACCGAGCTCAAAGACCACCTGCGCCTCGACGCCGCAACGTTGGCCACAGCACTGGATGTGCAGCAGAGCATCCTCGCCGGTTCGCATGTGATCGCGCCAGCCTACGGCTTGCTCGGAGCTGCGATTGAGGTGCTGGGCTACTCTGTGCTGGCGATCCTGGCCGCGGGGACCTGTGGTGCCGGGGGCACGGTCGACGTGAAGTTGCAGGACTCACCCGACAGTGTGGCCTGGACCGACGTGTCGGGCGGGGCCTTCTCCCAGGTAACCCAAGCCAACCACGAGGCCGCCTACGAGCTCGAGTACACGGGCACGCGGCGCTACGTGCGCGCGGTGTCTACCATAGGCGGGGCAGCCTGCGAGTTCGGGGTAGCCCTCATCTTGCGCGCCCCGGTGAGCCTCGAGGATTCCATATTGTCCGGCTTCATCGTGGCGGCCCGGGAATACTGCGAGCTCCGGCAGAACCGGGCCTACATCACCCAGAGCTGGGAGCTCGCGTTTGACGACTGGCCCGCAGTAATCGAGGTGCCCTTGCCGCCGCTGCAGCTCGTGGACGCCATCGAGTACTACGACACCTCCGGGGTCGCGCACCTGGTGGACCCGGCGGACTACCACGTCGATATGCGCGGGTACAAGGCGCGCGTGGCGCCGGCCTACGGGAAGCATTGGCCCATGGCCACACTGCAGCCCCTGGCGGGGGTGGTCGTGAGCTTCACGGCCGGCTATGGGGATCTGGCCACGGATGTGCCCGAGCGGATTCGCACGGCCATCAAGCTGCTCGCCGGCCACCTGTACGAACATCGGGAGGCGACGGACATCAAAGAGGTGAAGGAAGTGGCTTTCGCCGTGAACGCTCTGCTCGGCCTGGATGCGGTGGGATCCGTATGAGAGCGGGAGCGCGCCGGCACCGGCTGACCATCCTGCGCGCCATCCCGGGCGTGGGCTGGGGCGGGGAGCCGACCTGGACGGCCCACGTGCAGGTGTGGGGAAGCCTGGAGCCCCTGCGGGGAGAGGAGTTGGTGCGGGCGCAACAGCTGCACTCGGAGGTTCGGGGGAGGAGCACCATACCCTACGTGCTTGGGGTGACCCCGGCCATGCGCGTTGCCTGCGGGGGGCGGAGTTACGAGATCCTCGCGGCGATCAATCCGGAGAATCGGGACCGGGAGCTGCAGCTGTAC